CGGGGAAACCTATCGAATCCTAAAGATGTAGCCGTAAACTACCCTATTGTTAGAGACGATGGGGCTTTGACCGAGTAGGGCTGCCAACTCAAAAAGGCAAAGTTAAACGGAATACTAGCTTGGACAAGATCAAGAATGTCTTGGTCGCATGAAGTCAACTGAACTGACTACTTATGGTAGAGTAAAATATGGTATGGATGCCTCCTAAGTCTTTACCCTCTATGTCAGTCAGGAGCGAAGGGAAATAAATACGAGTTTCGGCTCGGCTTACCGCGACAAACCGAAGAAAGCTAACTATGTTCGTGCCGATCGTTGATCAAAATCAAGAAGCACTTATGCCGGCTAAACCTAGTCGAGTACGGAAATGGATCGCATCAGGTAGAGCTACCGGTTTTTGGAAAGGTCATGTCTTTTGTGCTAGGCTCAATCAGCCATCAGGTAAAAGTAAGCAAGAGATAGCTGTCGGTATTGATCCAGGCAGTAAAAAAGAAGGTTTTACTGTTAAAAGCAAATCTCATACTTACTTGAATGTTCAAGTCGATGCAATCCAGCATGTCAAGGATGCCATTAAAACCAAAAGGGAAATGAGAAGAGGGCGGAGGTTCCGTAAAACACCTTATCGTAAGGTCAGATGGAATAGAAGTTCTCTCAAGAGAAATCGCATTCCGCCTAGTACCAAAGCTAGATGGCAATGGAAATTAACAATTCTTGATTGGTTGAAGAAGCTGTTTCCTATAACACAAGTAATTGTGGAAGATATTAAGGCTAAGTCTACTGGAAAAAGACGATGGGACCGCTCTTTTTCGCCGCTAGAGATAGGAAAAAGTTGGTTCTATTCACAAATACCTGATCTAACGACTAAACAAGGCTGGGAAACGAAACAATTGAGAGATCGGCTAGGGCTTAAAAAGTCTCACAACAAATTAAGCAACTCGTTTGAATCTCATTGTATGGATAGCTGGGTCTTAGCAAACCATATAGTAGGCGGAGATCAAATATCTAACAGGCAAGTTCTGTGCATTTCTACTATTATGCTACACAGGAGACAATTGCATCGCTTGCAACCAAGCAATGGTATGCGTAAGCATTATGGCGGCACAAGAAGTCTTGGGCTAAAGCGTGGAAGTTTGATTAGGCATCCTAACTATAATGTCGTTTATGTTGGCGGAAACTCAAAAGGTAAAATAAGTTTGCATTCGGTAATAACTGGATCGCGGTTATGTCAGAATGCAAAAGTAGAAGACTGTAGATTTCTAACTTATAATAGGAGGCGAGCATTCCTCCATAGACCTTAAAGAGGTCTGGTTATTGTGCTCGTAGTTTAGATGAAATTGAAGCCAAATTTTGTTGCCGTTATTCTGCTATTCTTTTGTCTTTTTTCGCCGGTTAAGGCCGGTTCTATGAACGACGAATTGGATGCGACCGTTCAATATTTGGCTAATGTTCAAGAGCAAGAGCGACAGTACATCAAATTCTTTACCAGCTACGCATTTCCCGAAGAAATGAGAGAAAATGCAGCACTTGCATTATCGTTTTGGGTACACTCGCTAACTGGTCCGACGCTGGACGGTAGCGGCAACCGTGGCTATTTCGAGCCTATAGCTCAAGCCGTTCATGTCGCCGGAGATAAGCCAGATAAGCCAGATAAGTTGGAAAGAAAGTTTGTCGGGTTCAAGCAAGTCCCCGGCAGCAAAACCTTATGGTGGATTGATATAAGAGATTACAACTGGACGAACGAAGCTTTTGAAAAAGTCTCCGTTACCGAACCTTATATTCGAAAGCCATGGGTTACTCCGAGTTATGATGTGCTTAGAGAACAATCCGGCAATGCTTTAGTTCGCCTTGATTGGTTTTTAATGCATACGGCAGATACAACAAGGCAGGCCGACCGTAACTTAACGCCTCTGTACTACGAATTGATGTATGCTAGGGTCGGTGTTCCAAAAACGGCCGACCAATATCGAAAGCTGTGGAACATTGATGTTGCTACGGCCGAAACTCATTTATTGGCCAGAGGTTCGATCGTCGATAAAGGGCAGTCCATAGTTTCTCGACATGCTAGGGAATTGACTGGCTTGCGAATTGGACATGGTTATCATTGGGAATCCAGTGATTATAAAAACATGGACAATCAAAACGATGTGCTAGAAAATCTTTCAATTGAAAGAAATGCGAAAGGAATCCCTGTCCATAAAGGGATTGCTCGTAAAGGCGATGCTCACGAATATATTACATCGAATTACTTAGGACTTCAAACTTACTTCCTAAGCGATGGAGCTGGCAAGCGTATTGAGTTCGCCGATCCTACCATCGTGGTGGATACCAGAGATCGAATTGGCGATGTCAGAGTAAGAACCGCTCGTAGCTGCATACATTGTCATGGACTTGGAATCAATCCGAGTAAAAATGAATTAAGGGCAGTAATTGGCGATGGCGTTGATTTAATCACGACTTATGCGGATTATAAACAGGCGGCCAGAGCGTATTATCTTACAACGACCGAACAAACTGAGCAAGACGATGCGATTCTATATTCAAGAGCCGTGTTGCAAGCGAACGGTTTAGATTCGCTAGAAAACTCGGAGATGTTTGCCGACATACTCAACTGGTATGATCGAGATGTGACATTGGAACAAGCCGCCGTCGAATGCGGAGTCACGGTTGCCGAGTTCAGAACGAAAGTCTCGCAAAGTGCTCAAGGTCGATTGGCTCGATTAGCGAAAACAGGCCATCCGATTCCCAGAGAAGTTTGGGAGAATCCTAAAGCTGGCTCATTTGCTCAAGCGATGCTGCTAATTAACAAGCTTGATGCTTTGCCGGTCGAAACTGTCGAAGTTGAATATATTGTCGTCCAAAAAGATTGCAATATCTATTCGGCTGACAAAGTAGTTGGCAGTTGCACTCATGGGCAAAAACACAAGTTGTTGGGCACCTTCCAAGATTATTGGTATAAGCTCGAAGTGAATGGCGTGACCGGATATGTAAGTCGCGATAACATAACAGTTGAAAAAATTAAGGAATAAGTATGATCAAAAAGATTGTGGCCGGAATTCTGATTCTTGGTTTGATGCTGACTCCCATCACGGCAATCGCTACGCCGCCTCGGTATGTTCAGCCTCAAAGATTGGTAATCAAAGAAAAAGTCATTCAGTACGGTGATGTACTACGAGTGATCGGAATTCCTGTGACGGATGCAAATACCGAGTATCATTTCAAAACCCAGCAATTGAACAGTTGCTTGACGGATGAAGATGCTCAAAAAATTGCCGAACTGGTAGTGAAGCTATTGCAAGATAAAATTGCAAAAGATGGCACAGGAACTACGCCGGCTCCCGATCAACCGAATGATGCCGAAGTTAAGGCAAATGCACTCATTGTAGCAAAATGTGCAGCCTGCCACGACTCTAAGGCTCCTGAAGGTCAAATTACGCTTGTTACGGATGGTAAACTTACTTTCCAAGATATGAAAGGAAAATTGTCTCCGTCTAATGTTGCGTGGTACAGTTACGAGGAAGCATTTGCCGGGCATATGCCAAAAGGTAAACCGGCTCTCACAGACGATGAAGTTTCGATTTTGAAGGATTATGCAACCTTCTTAATGAAAAAAGAAAGGGATGATAAGTAGAATGAAGCGTTTCTTGATGGCTGTCGCCGTCCTTTTGGGACTGAGCGGAATCGCCATGGCCGGCAATACTTGCTATAACGGAGCGGTTGGCCAGCTCCAGGCTCAAAATTATGTTGCCCCCGGAATTCAGACTCAGATTGTGCTGCCGAATGCGGTTCAATATCAGGTCGTTCCTCAGCAAGTTTTGCAGCTTCAGACAATCCAGCGAGTTTATGTGCCGCAGAATGTGCAGTTGCTTCAGCAACAGTACGGAGTCCAACCGCTTGTCGTTCAGCAACGAGTTGTGCAACGACACAGCAACCGTCGAGGCGGCTTGCTCGGAGGCGTGCTTAACGGACGAGGATTGAATCGCGGTGGATTGCTGAATCGCGGTAGCAATGTTCAGCGTCAAGTGATCCGTCAACAGAATGTGATTGGATATTAATGGTAGATGCTTTTGTCGCCATAGTCATGCTTGGATGTCTTTTCTACATTGTTTACGGAAACAAAGATGCTAACTATTAATGAGGCGGCCCAAAAGGCCGCTGTCAATTACAATGTGGAGACGGGTAATGCCGCAGCCGCATTGGACCCGGCCACGATTAGCGTTTTCGCTAGTTTGATCGTGCCGTTGATTCAAGAGATTGCAAAATGTATTGCCGCGAGACAGGCTCAAGCCGCCGCCGGCAATCCTACTGGAATGCAAAAACTTTCTCTTGGCTTGATGGTTCGTCGGCAAGTCGGGATTCGCGAGTTTCGTCAAAACGGTCATCATTATGTCAACACATTGTTGAAGACCGCCGCCGATACGACTCCCGAAGATATGGAAGGTTTGTTTCAACAAGCCCAAGATTACGAATATTAAAGTGCGGAGCTACCTTGAATCATCAAGGCGTTGTGCTATCGGAGAAATTAAGTGGGTCATGTAATCTATCGACATGAGACGACAGTTACCATCGTTAGCTCTGCATCTTTTCGATTAGGTGTATAAATCAGACTTGATTGGCGTTTTTCAACGCACACAACATGTCGGGCTTAGCGTGACGGCTCCCCGACAAAATAAACAATAAAGTTTCAAGCGATTCACCATTAGAAGCGGCCTTAGCCGCTGGCTCTAGCAGACGGCCAATAGTCTGCTCCAGACCGGGGAAGTTGCTGGTTACTCGCAGAGCCTCATAAGCTATGCTACGCGGGTTCGATTCCCGCCTCCGGCTCTTATCGGAAAATAGAGTTTAATTATGTTAGGAAACAAAAATCGATTTGTACAGAATGTTCGACAAGTCACACCCAAAGCGAAACTAAGAACTAAATTCCATGAATATGAGTGTTTGAAATGCAATCAGAGCATGTTATGGCATGAATCTTTGAAAAGGTCATTTTCTGGACCAAGTTTTTGCCAGTTCTGTAAGCAACCTCATATCGATACTTTCAAGGAAAGATAAATGTGGATCAAGTTATACGACTTGCTACAAAGTTTTTGGCATGAACTTTGGATCGGTCTAATCATTTTCGGGCTTTACGCCGTCGTCTATTTTTTGCTGTTTGCCATATGAACGAGACCGAATTAGTCAAACGATATCGCAATGGCGATTTGCTATCCGATATAGAAAAGCTTCAAATATTTGCTCTGCAAGATTCAGGCAGATTTGATGAGATAGAAGCATTGGATCAGATACAAGGAACACTTCTTTCTCAAATCCACAATCGTATTGAATGTTCTGGAATAATTGGAGGTTATCATTTTGCTTAAAAAACGACGCCATCCTCTGCCTCCCGGAACTTATAATCCCGCCCTTGCTAGCTTGGGATCGATTCTTCCTACATGTTATTGCGGACGAAAGGTACTAGCCTTGAAACTCGATAAAGCTACCAATCGGGCCAAAGCATGGTGCGATCATGGGACGAATGACCCGAACCGCATCCAGGAACTTGTTTACGAAATGAACACTGTCTTTTAAGTTTGTCAACACAAATTTAGAAGGAAGTAAGATGTTCTACAAAAACTGCCATCGGCATCCTAAAACAACCCAAGAGCGGCGAAAAGCGGCGGAGGGCAAAGATTGGTCTGAGTACGGCCGTGTCAAGATTCGTGCAAGACGCAACTTTGCTAATCTGCCCAATACTTACGACGATATCAATATTCGTCATCAAAAGACATGGAAGAAAAAACGGTCTACCCAACATAGGGAAGCCGGTTTGCGGCGTGACGAAAATCGTCATGAGCGAGTTTTTCCATATATCCAGTATTGCCGTGGCGATTGGCGAGCACTGTATCGTTTTACAGACTACTTGGAACAGAACGATATTCCATTTCGAGAAGAGCAAATCCGTCTCGGAAAATGGGAATGGTCTTGGGCATATGGACAGTGGATGTATCGATCAAGATTGGTTGCGACATTGGTAATTTGGTGGAGTAAAAAAGAAATAGAATAAGGCGAAAAGCCTGTTCTTGATGGTTAGCATATTGGCAACTTTTGGTGCCAGGGAGTAAATGTGCTAACGGGTCGCGAGATAGGCCACTTTAGTTCATTCGGTAGAACGGCAAGCTTGTACCTTGCAGGCGGGAGGATCGAAGCCTCCAAGTGGCCCTCAATTAATGGACAAATCATGCATAGGATGCGGCCTTCCGGTTGGTCGCAATTCTAAAAAATATTGTTCGTTCAAATGTCAACATGTGTACTTATGGGAAAAACGCAAGAAGTATTTTGAACAAACTGGAATATGGCCGGATATAACAACTGAAGCTCAAATCAGAAATTTGACAAAGAGATATTTGCTTGAAATACTTGGAAATAAATGTCAAATATGTCACAATACGAAATGGTTAGGACGACCGATACCATTGGTTATTGATCATATTGATGGCAATCATGCAAATAATGCTTTGTCAAACTTTAGATTGGTGTGCGGAAATTGCGACATGCAATTACCGACATACAAGAATAAGAACAGAGGAAAAGGCAGACTATCTCGACGAAAAGCATTTCTTGACAATCAACCGCAGATCGCATCAAAAATAAATTCGATCGTGGTGTGTAAAATATGTGGTCGAGAATATCTGAAAGTATACAAAAAACATATTTTTTGCTCTAGGAAATGTCAAGGTCTTTCGTATCATAAGGTACGGCATCCATCCAAGACTATATTGTCCAAACTATTATGGAAAATGCCTACTGTTAAGCTGGCTAAACAATTAGGAGTTTCAGACAGTGCAATTTCTAAATGGGCAAAACGATACGGATTAAAAAAGCCTCCCCGTGGCTACTGGCGGAGCAAACAAGCGATTCGATGATTGGTAGCTTAGCATCCGGAGTGTCCATGTTATACATGATCGGGGACGGATGCGGCTACCGGTTTATTGTTGAAATCATAGTCTTTCGAGGCTATAACTTTGGATCAGAGGCTTCATACCGGCTAGCCTGAGATTCCCGCTCCAGCAAAAGTAAAAAGGGAAAGATTGCTAGAGGTTCGTCCATTCGATGCGATTCATAATCGTAGCGAAAACCGTTCTATAGACCGGATTGCTGTCTGGTCTGGTGATTATAGGTGCGACGGCCTCTGATCCTAAAAATTTTTCTTCGGGAAGTTGAAAAACTATTTTCCGAAGCTATAACATATCATGCGAACGATGAAGATTACGGTTACTTCACTAACTACATTTAGTATCAAAGACACCGTAATCGCCAATTTCTTCGCATAATATTAGCGAAGTACGCTGAAGATTTTTGTTACTTCGGGGATTAGTTCCCCACCATCATTTGGAGATGACTTACCCGGTGCGAATCCGGGAGTAAACCACAAAAATCGATTATATCTACTTTGCTATTCGCGGTATTGTTTAACGGAAAAACCGACTCGGCTGAAAACTGAGTAGACGTTGGTTCGACTCCAACAACCGCACTCGATTGGTATGCTGAAGGGTCTGGTTACTTCGCCTGATGGTAAGGCACAGCTCTGCTAAAGCTGCTATTACGGGTTCAATTCCCGTAGTAACATCCACTAAACCCGATTATTTCTGCCAATCACCTAAAATTCCGGTACGCTGAAGCCTATCGTTACTTCGACCAATGGCTGGTCACGACTATGAAAAAGTTGAGATACGGGTTCGAATCCCGTAGTAACCCACGATAGACGATGATTTCTACCGGTATTTTTTTTGGGGGAGTGTAAAAACTCATCCGATACGATAATTTCTTTCAGTCGTTAGGATTGAAATGATGAAGGATCGGATTACTTCGGTAACAAATTCTCTGAAACAGAATTTTACTTGGTTCGACTCCAAGCTCCCCCACTTTTCTTTTTTAAGAAAGGATTGTGTATGGCTTCCGCTTGTTTTCTTTTGGTGATTTGCTTGATTCTGGCTGCACTCGAAGGTGGCATAATCTTCATGTGCTGCCGAAATAATGGCCCATCGGAAGATGGTGCTGTTTCAATAGGTTTATCAATGATAATTACACTCGTCCTAGAGTTCATTATTTGCTATCAAATAGTTGAACGCCTAGACGCCATGTAATCGTACAAGCGATAATTTGAGACGCTGAAGGTCTGAGATACTTCACATTTGCCTCCTAAGCAAAAGATTGTAGGTGCAAATCCTACATCCGGGACTGGCTCTGTGCAACGATATGAACGATCCGTTCGTATCAAAAGGGGCAGAGATTTACCCGGATTGGTGAAACCAAGAAAACCTCGAACTGATTATTTCTCTCTAAATTATCGTTAAAGTCAAAGAATGCTGATGACTCGGGTTACTTCTATCCATTTGAAAAACACCTGAGTTAATAATTTCTTCTTTGTCTTTTTTTTAGGAGCGTCGGCACTGGCACGCCACTCGGATTCCAAATCCGTAGCATTATGGGTTCGAATCCTATCGCTCTTGTTTATGACCCTAAATAAACATCTTTATAGTTCGGAGCGACCTGATTGGGAGACGCCGGCCGATCTATTCCAAAAGTTGCATGAAGAGTTCAAATTCAATCTGGATGTTTGTGCAACGGCCGCCAACGCAAAAGTTTCTAAATTCTTCGATATCAAAGCTGACGGACTCAAACAAGACTGGCGAAAATATCGCTGCTGGATGAATCCTCCTTATGGTCGCGGAATCGACCAATGGGTTAAAAAAGCTTACGAATCGAGAACTCTGTGCGTGTGCCTATTACCGGTTCGGTCTGATACGCGTTGGTGGCACAACTTCGTAATGAAGTCACACGAAATCAGACTCTTAACTCGGCGACTTTCTTTCGCCGGTTCGAATAACAAGGCTCCGTTTCCGGCCGCTATTGTTATCTTCGAAAAATTATCTGATACGCCGAAATGGCCTAGTCTAAAATCGATGGTTGTATAATGCATTTCGAACGGTTAGAGAAACGAGATATGTTGGCCGTTCCTCCAAGTCTCTCGATGTTGGAGGTTCCGAAAGAACAATCGACATATGGACTAACCGGAACCGGCTATGCTGTCGCAATCATTGATACTGGAATCGACCAAAACAATCCAGCATTCGCCGGTAGAATCATCGATGGTTGGAATTTCATTACCAACACTTCTGATTTCACGGATGATAACGGACATGGAACGCATGTCGCCGGCATCATTGGCAGCCACGATCAGAATTTTCCTGGCATTGCTCCTGATGTCAATTTGGTGATTCTTAAAGTTCTGGATAAGACTGGCACCGGCACATTCGATAATGTCAACAAAGCTTTGGAATGGATTCATGTTCATGCCAAACAAGACAATATTGTTGCCGTCAACATGTCTTTTGGAGACGGGAATTTCCAGACGGGCAATGTCACGATTTCTGACAACGATCTAAAAGCCTTGGCGACCGACAACATTTTCATGGCCGCCGCCGCCGGAAACAGCTTCTTTGCCGATGCTAGCAAACCTGGACTCGCTTATCCCGCCTCAAGTCAATATGTCGTGTCGGTCGGAGCGGTATGGAATGGCGAATATGGACCGGCGGATTGGGCAAACGGAGCGAAAGATTTTGTCACTTATCCCGATAAAATCGCAAGCTTTACCCAACGAGATACCGATTTAGATTTGCTCGCTCCAGGTGCATATGTCATTTCCACCTATTTGAACGACTCATTTGCGGCTCTCGCCGGAACATCGATGGCTAGTCCAATGGTCGCCGCCGAGGCGGTTTTGGTAAAACAAGCTATGGATAAAGCGGGCCGGCAACAGGATATACTTTCCCTTCTCCAAAAAACAGGCGTCTCGGTAAACGATGCAGACCTTGGACAAGATAATGTGATCCATACCGGTCTGACATTCCAACGAATTGATGTATTCAATGCTATCGATAGTATTTTGCACGATCTACCAACTCCCGATGAAAAATTTGTAACCAATCTGTACTTACAGGTCTTGGATAGGCAAGTTGATGCGGGAGGATTGTCTTATTGGACGCAATTACTGGCGACCAGCATTAGCAGATTTGAAATCTCCGCAGCTATTTGGAGTTCTGCCGAACATCAGCAAATATTGCAATCGGCCGACTACTTTTACGAGCTATTGGGCCGCGACCCAGAACCATCAGCCAGCCAATATTTCAATTCGATTGATCGTTCTAAGGCCGTTGATATTATCATGGAATCTCCGGAATATATCAGGCATCTTTATGAACAGCTTTTAGGTCGAGAACCCGGAGATAGCGAAATCAATTATTGGATCAATTCAAAGTTGAACCCAAATTTGATTTCAGAACTATTTCTATCTTCTCAAGAATTTTACGACAGTGGTGTTTAACGGCTAGCATTCCGCTCTTCCAAAGCGGCGGTCAGAGTTCGAATCTCTGTTGTCGTATTTATGAATATCTTATTCCTCGACGATTCCGAAAATCGTCACATTAGAGTTCGCCGGGCATTGCCATCCGTGAATGCTTGTCGAAACGCCGCAGATTGTGTTTCCCTTCTCCAAAATCATAAGTTTGATCTAGTCTCGCTAGATCATGATTTGGGCGGAGAGACTTTCGTTTCGTCAGACCGCAAAGATTGCGGAATGGAAGTGGTTCGTTGGATCGTTTTACACAAACCTCTTATCGATTATATAGTCGTACATTCAGCCAATCGACCGGCCGCCGAAGAAATGAAGCGAAAGTTAAAAGATGCTGGATATTTTGTTCTCATGATGCCTTGTGCTGAATTGGGAGATTTTGTAACGCTTCTGGAACGATCGAAAGGAAATTGATGCTCATTGCAGCAATGATTTGTTACTTAGGGGCGACACTTTGCTCCGTTTTCCAATTTTTTATTTGCAAGCTCGCTGTTGATAAATATGAAAAACTACGTAATGTAGTAATCGATTATCTCAAATCTGAAGGCCACGATGCTTGCTGGACAAACCGTAAGGCTCTAGCAGATGCGATCGGAGAAGGCGTCTTAGCATTCCCCTATCTGCCGCCTAAAGACGAGTTTTTGACCAAGTGCAATGAATATTACGATTTTTTGGAGAAAGGAAAGAATGGCCAAGGTAAATGCTGCGGACCTGATCGGACTTAATGAAGAGGAAGTCGTCAACAATTTGCGACGGCTCGGGTTCTATACCAGAATTGTCGCCAGAGATGGGAAAGACTTCGTGCATACTGCCGAGGCTAATTCTCATCGATTTAATCTCGAAATCACCAAGAACAAAGTCACCGGGGCATTCCAAGGATAATTATGTCAAAAAAGAATTATACTCACATCATTTTCGTGTTGGATCGGTCTGGCTCAATGCAGTCGATTCGCGAAAATATTATCACGGGCTTCAACGAGTTTTTGAATGGTCAGCAGATTGCCGAAGGCGATGCTACGGCGACTCTCATTCAATTTGACAACTTTTACGAAGAACATTTTAGCTTCAGGCCGATTCGCGAAGTCCAACCTTTGAACAAGGAATCGTTTGTTCCGCGTGGAATGACTGCTCTTCATGGAGCGATTGGCAAGGCGATGCACGACGAGGGTGTAAAACTTGCCAATATGCCTGATAGCCGGCGACCCGATAAAGTCGTGATGGTTATTCTCACCGATGGCGGCGAAAATGACTCCCATCATAATGATTGGAGCAAACAGTATAATGCCGCTAAAGTGGCATCAAACACCAAACATCAGCAAGAGCGATACGGCTGGCAATTCATCTATCTTGGTGCAAATCAAGATGCCGTTCGCGAAGCTGCAACAATTGGGATTAATGCACTGACAGCGGTTGATTACGATGCTACTCAGAGCGGAGTGCATACAGCATTCAAGATGAGTAGCGATAAACTGCGAAGTTATCGAGGTTCGAATAATGCCGCCGATCTTTGCTACAGTGCCGCCGAGAAAGCATCGCATAAGCAATAATGCAAGTACGATTTCTTTGCGATGCTGATTTTTCGGTCATGGTCGATGGACACGAAAAAATCACACATGTAGCAATTGGCGATATTTACCCGTGTCTAAAAATAGTATATGACGACCCTGAACGAAAATGGGGAGATATCTATTTCACGGAGACGCGGGTAATTCTGGATGTGAATGGTTCGCTTTTTGAACCTGTCGGCCCTGAAGTGGAATTCAAAAATGATCAAAATTGATATCGACGAAGCTCGCAATCTCGCGAAATCTGGCTGCTCAGCCTGTAATGGAAAGGGCTATGTCGAAATTAGGCCTCCTCACGGAGAGACTTATCTTGATTATTGTCGGAAAAGCCAGTGTTCTTTCTTCAAAATCAAAAGGCTGAAAGCCAAACATGCGGCCTGATTGGGAAAATTATCTTTTTGGGCTTGCGTATATTGCAAGCTTTCGTTCTCACGATTCCCAGACAAAATTTGGATGCGTGATAGCTGACCCAAGACACAGAATCTTAGGAGTCGGTTATAACGGTTTTCCGCATAGTCTAAAAGATGCCAAATTGCCAACTGAACGGCCGGCGAAGTATCCTTGGATGGTCCATGCTGAGCGAAACGCTCTTGCCAATTGTAGTGGTCCAATCCCAAAGGGGGCGGCAGCCTATGTGACAGGCCAATGTTGCAATGATTGTCTGATTGCTCTATGGCAACATGGAATCCGAACAATCTATATGTGGGATGTGCGGGCAAAAATGCTAAATGAAGAAACGGAAAAAGTATTTAACGAATTCGTTTCTCAAAGCGGCATTGAAATTCACAAGCGGCCACCGGATATTAGTTGGATAAGAGATGCTTTACTCGTTGGATCAACTGAAAATCGAGATCAATCACCTACGCACGCTATCGAATTGCAGAATTGCACTGGCCAGCGGGGGTTTCGATCCTTTTCATATTGGTCATCTCAAATACTTAAATGGCTCAGCGGCATATGGCAAACTGTGTGTCACGGTTAATGGCGATGAGTTTTTGAGAAGGAAAAAGGGCTATGTTTTCATGCCTGCTGTCGAGCGGGCGGAAATCGTTGCTGCATTAAAGAATGTGTTCGGCGTCATTATCTGGGATCATGACGATGTATCTGATCTGATCAGCGAATTACGGCCGAATGTTTTCTGTAATGGCGGCGACAGAAGTAGACCGGAAAGTTGGAACGCAGCCGAAACGAATGCCTGCCAAATGCTTGGAATAAGGCAACAAGGTGGAGTCGGCGGTTCGATGAAATTGCAGACAAGCCAAAAGCTGTTGGAAAAGGCTTTGGCCGAAGTGCTCGATAGAAACATCAAGGAATGGCAAGGTCAGCTACTTGCCGAAAAAATATTGGCTCGGGATAAAGAGACGCGGTGATTTTCATAATCACGACTCGTAAAGCGACACCTTCCCTAGCCTAGCCATTGCGGCACCTATTACCGGTACATAACCGTCACCATTCATTTCAGCCGAGATAATAGGGTATAAACGTGTCGCTTTAATCATTACAGCCCGTACTCAGACTGTCATGTTTGAGTGCGGGCTTTTTTTGGTCAAGGGAGCTAAAACATGTTCACAACCAGACAAGATTTAATTCAATCGTTGAATTTGGGCGTCTTTAATCGAGCTGCCGAAATCGGAGTTCGTTATGGTTGGTTTTCGAAATTTATGCTCGACAATACGGAAATGGAAGTGTGGTCAGTCGATCCATGGCTGCCGAACGCCGAGCTAGACGGCGACACTGAACAGGTTTTTGAACATGCAAAGCGGTTGCTTGCCGAGCACGGAAAGCGGTCGCATATCATCCGAGGATGGAGTCCGGCTGAGGCTGAAAATTTCGATGATAATTTCTTCGATTTTATCTACATTGATGCAGCTCATGATTACGAATCCGTGAAAGCTGATCTAGGAGGCTGGTACGGGAAGCTTCGATCGAAAGGTATATTTGCCGGCCACGATTATGACGAACAGGCGTGGCCTGGAGTATTTCGAGCGGTCAATGAATTTTTTGAAGAAAGGAAAATAACTTTGCATTTGACGGGGACTGGCGACAACCACGGAGAAACAGACGGCGGCCGGCAATCGTTCTGGGGAATCAAGCCGTGAATGAAATATACAAAAATCCCTGTTATTTGACGAATACCATGATCGAAGATGGCCATCTGGGAGGCACTCAAGCAATGGGCGACCCGGATACATGGTTTCCGGAGGGCTGGGCTTTCCTCGTAGAACATTTTTCCGTGAAAACAGCACTTGATTTTGGGTGCGGAGTTGGATTTGCGACTGATTTCTTTGACAGGTTTTTGGGAGTAAAATGCGTCGGAATTGAAGGTTCGGAGGTTGTTATTAAACATGCCAAGACGGAACATATAGTTCGACACGATTTTACCACAAGCCCGCTTTTTCCTAGGTATTTACCAAATAAAAGTGTTGAGTGCGATTTGATCTGGTCGTGCGAATTCTTGGAACATATCGAAGAGACCTATTTGCCGAATGTATTGCATACGATCGCATTCTCTTATCCTAGCGTACTAGCCGTGACCGCCGCCCCTCCTGGAGCTGGTGGTTATCACCACGTCAATTGCCAGCCTAAAGAATATTGGATCGAGAAGATTGGTAAGTTGGGACTTACCTTCAACGAGAAATTGACAAACAAGTTTTCTGAACTTTGCCCGAACGGTAGTAATGGTCGGATTGGTGAAGTCTGGCAACGCGGGGGTATGATCTTTCTTAGATGATTTACCATATTTCCGAAGAATCGTACTATCAAAAATTTACCAATGTTCTGGCAATTCAAAATCTTTGTCAGTCAAAAAAGCTGCCATTTAAGACTTACGATATCTCCGAATTTGAAGCCCATCGAATCGATATAGACCATGATCCAAAAGCGGTTTTTATCGTGGAAGATGCCTTTGCGGCCCGTGGTAATTGGTCTGCGAAAACATTGAGGACATTTGTTCCAAATGGGAAAATTGTAATACAAGGCGGTGATACTGCGTACTTACTCGAACAAAACAGATCGACCGGGTTTAATCGTTTCCAAGTTGATCTGTGGCTTGATACTATGCGGCCCGTAGTAGAACAGTTTAGATCAGAAGGCATTATTTCGGATATTTGGAAATGGACGATATCTAAGCAATTTATGGAATGGGCTAAGACCTATAGCGAGTCAAATGTCAAACAGGCTGAAACTCGATCCGTAATTAGCTTAATCGTGGCTAATACCGAATACAGAAAGAGATTGGTACAGACGTTCAGAGACTCAAAGTACATCCTCACGGTCGGCACTGGAAAAATCAGTAGTTTGCCGAATGTGCTTTTCCCGCTCTATTTTAATTCGATCGTAGCTGTTGGAACAACCTCTCCATCATGGACAGGTAATCTTCGAACAATGAAGGGTTTTCGAGATTGGTTCGCCCCGTTTTTGGGTACAGTGTTGATTTATGACGACCACGAACAGATAATAAATGAGTACGGAGGCCACGATGTACTTCCGATCTACGAATATGATCGGCAACAATCAGTTTTGGAACTCATTGACGAACTGGTAGACGAGCCGGAGAAATATTCTTCCTTTCTCAAAAAACAACAAGTTTGGGCTGAAGCCAATACAATTGATCAACAATTAGAGGATGTTTTTACGAGGAATCAAGTATGGTAATTATCGTGCTATCGCTTTACATCGTGTCAATGATTGCTTCTTATATCACAATGCGAATTCTATTCGTAATTGATGGAGATGCCAGTCTTACGGCGGTGTTCAAGCCGGAATTACGAGGTGTTTGGACTAACAGAGATATGCTGAGTGCGTTCGGTTTTTCGATCTTTGGTCCATTTTCGTTGGTCGTCATTTTCATGGCGGAGAACATTCCGTCTCGACTAGGGAAATCATTCATTAAAAAAATCGATCTGCGGCCCTATTATGAGTGGTTGGATAAGCCGTCTCGTTTTTGAGAAAGGAAATTCTATGGGTTTGGTAATGTTCTTGCTGATCTGGTTTGGCGGCGGAGTTGTTGGCTCGCTGATTCTGAAATGTGTGATTAAGTTTGCGGATTTGGGATGGACTAATGGCGACCGCCTAATATGTTATCTTAGTATCCCTTTAGGATTGCTAACTCTAGGTTTTTCATTAGTCGCTTCTATGTCTTGTTTTGAGGAAATTTGTGATGCCATATTTGACTGTAAATGGTGTCGTAAATTTTGGGACTGGCTTAACACCGAGATTTCAGAAGAATGAAAACGGTACTTCGGCAATACTTCAGAGAAATTATCTGCCTCACGGTCGATCACAGATTTAGCAATGTAAACAACACTAGGATTGCGAACCAACTCGGAACAATACCTAGATTTTTGTTAGTCGGGAACGGAGATAAGTACCCGGCCGATTGTTATTTTCACATTGACACCAATCCCATACCGGAATGGTCTGGCACTCGACAATCATACAACTACTGTTTGTGTTGGTTCGAGCTAATAGCACTCGCCAAAGCAAACAATTGGGAAAACTTCTTGTTCGTGGAAGACGATATAGAGGTCCAAAATAATTTCGACGATGTATTTCTTCATACGATCGCTGAATGTCCGGATGATTGGGACATGCTTTACTTTGGCGGTAATCACCATAGCAGTCTGACCGAACAGGTAGCTCCCCATTTACTGAGGGCATCGTGTTGTCTCGACATGCACGCGGTTGCCGTCAACCGTTCCATGTATAACGCCTTATCTGCCGTTGAATATTATCCGCACCTAAAGGGCAATCCTTACTTTGATGTGACAGTAGCTCATTTGTTCCATTGGTGTAAACGGATATTCGCAAGCTGGCCCGCCGTCGTCTATCAACGGCCTGGCATTAGCTTTAATGAGCTAGAGTTTTTAGACCGAACTTCAAATTGGCAACACCCCGGAAATCTTTTAACACATTGAGGATTCTTAAGATGGAAACTAAACTTCCTTTCACGATTAAATTGGCCGATCGCCGACTCAAAAATGGTACGGTCATCAAAGGAAAAGAATGTAGCTTCAAACATCCCGCCGATCTTGACGATTTTTGGCAAGCGACGGTAAAGAAGCGAAAAGCTGGCAGGAAAAACAAGCAACAAAGAGGTAAGAAAACTCCGGAGAAATAGTGTCGAATTCTTTCAGCTACAAGGATGCTATGACGGCATCCTTAAGCTATTTTGGGGAGGAAGAACTTCCAGCTAAAATTGTAGTCGATAAATATTTGTTGAGAAACAATGAGGAAGAATTAGTAGAGCAATCGCCGACCGATATTCACCTTCGAATTGCAAGTGAATTAGCCCGTGTCGAAGCTACGAAATTCAAACATCCGCTCTCCAAACAGCAAATCTTTGAATACCTTGATGGTTTTAGACGTATTATCCCGCAAGGCAGCCCGATTGCCGGAATCGGTAATCCATATCAATATGTCACGATTTCCAACTGCTATGTCGTTCCGCCTATGCTTGACAGCTATGGCGGCATTCATCGAACCGACGAGCATTTAAGTCAAATCTCAAAACGTCGTGGTGGCGTAGGATTTGACATCTCTCAAATTCGGCCGGCGGGAACATCCACAAAGAATTCTTCTCGCACAAGCACCGGCATAGTTCCGTTCATGGAACGAGCTTCCAACTCGATTAGGGAAGTTGGACAATCAGGCCGTCGAGGGGCTTTGATGATTACAATTTCTGTACATCATCCGGAAGTCCTCGATTTTGCCACGGTTAAACGAGATTTGAAACGCGTTACGGGGGCCAACATATCTATTCGTCTGACCGATGAATTCTTAAATGCTGTCGCTGAGAATAGAGATTACGAACAACGATGGCCCGTTGAAGATTCAGAGCCTAAGTTTCGGAAAATGGTCAACGCTAGAGAAGTTTGGACCAAAATTATCGAAAATGCTCATGCAGTAGCCGAGCCTGGACTGTTATTTTGGGATACTATCATAAGGGAATCGCCGGCTGATTGTTATTCCAGTCTAGGTTTCCGGACGATATCTACTAATCCTTGTTCAGAGCTACCGTTGTCAATTTTAGATTCGTGTCGTCTGCTAGTAATCAACCTTTTTCATTATGTGAATGAACCGTTTACTCCAGGTGCCTCGTTTGATTTCGGCCGATTTGATGCTGATGCCCAAATTGCTCAACGTCTTATGGACGATATTGTAGACCTTGAAGCTGAAGCGATTAGCAAAATTATTTCCAAAATCAAATCCGATCCCGAACCTGATTCCGTTAAGGCGGTGGAATTAGAAATGTGGCAAACTGTTTGGAAAAATTGCTTCAACGGCCGGAGAACCGGAACGGGAATAACCGCACTTGGAGATACGCTTGCTGCCCTCGGGTTCAAGTATGGCAGCAACGACAGCATAAAGATGACCGAATCAATTTATCGACAACTTAAATTGTCGTGTTATCGTTCATCGGTCGAGATAGCAAAGGAAGTCGGTCCATTTCCCATCTGGAATCCAGACTTAGAAAAGGATAACCCTTTCCTTTCTCGAATAAAAGAAGAGGATCATGCTCTCTATCTTGATATGTTGAAGTTCGGGCGTAGAAATATCGCTCTCTTAACAACTGCTCCAGTGGGAACAATTAGTAATCTGGCAGCTATTGATTTAGAGAACAATATATTCGGTACGACTTCGGGGATCGAGCCAGCTTTCATGCTGGAGTATACTCGGAAGAAAAAACATACTCACGATGACAAAAACGCTAGAGTTGATTCTATTGACGAAATGGGCGATAAATGGCAGCATTTTACTGTTTACCATCCGGCCGTCCGAAAATGGATGCAAGTAACAGGCGAAACCGATATCACCAAATCTCCATGGTGGAACTGTTGTGCAGAAGACATTGATTGGCAACAACGAGTAAAATTGCAAGCCGCCGCTAATCGACATGTGGATCATGCTATTTCGTCAACAGTTAATTTGCCCGAAGATGTTACAGTTGAGAAGGTAGCCGAAATATATGAGGCGGCCTGGAAAGCTGGTTGTAAAGGCATTACTGTTTACCGAAATAATTGTCGAAGCGGCGTTTTGGTAAAAAAAGAAGTCGATAAAACTGATCACATCAAGCGTCCTCGTGAATTGCCTTGTGATATCTACCATGTCGCCGTCAAAGGCGAGCGTCATTATGTGTTCGTCGGTCTATTAAATGGCGAACCTTATGAAGTTATGGCGAGCAAGGAAGATGAACATTTTCATGTGCCGCGTTCCTGGGAGAAAGGAATTATGCGGCGGGTCAAGCGAGGATTTTATCAATTGGTCGTTGATGACAAGACAGTTGATAATGCAAATCAATGCGGAGGCGATGAAGAGGCTCTCACCCGTATGACAAGTACGGCGTTGAGACACGGAGTCGAAATTGGATTCGTGGTTCAGCAGCTTGAGAAATCCCGTGGAGAGATTCAATCGTTTGGCAAATCCGTCGCCAGAGCATTGAAGCATTATATCAAAGACGGAACCAAGATAAGCGGCGAAAGCTGTTCGGCGTGCGGAAGTGAGAATTTGATCAGGCAGGAGGGATGCTCTAAATGCCTCGAATGCGGAAGTTCAAAATGCTCGTAAATCGGCAGCGAAAAGAAGAAATGACACGACGACGAGGGAAAAAGCCGAAGGTCCAGAAAATTCCATTGCTGAAGTCTCCCAAGCCGGAGACAGAAGCATATATACCTAGGACTCCTAGCCCGAAAACAGAAGGCCAAGCAACCTTATTGGATGCTATCAACAAAAGTATCGTGACGGTTTGCATAGGGGCGGCCGGAACAGGAAAAACTCACCTAGCTATCGGTTCGGCCGTTCAGATGTTTCGAGCTGGGGTAGTCGATAGAATTGCGATCAGTAGACCTTTGGTCGGTGCTGACGAAGATGCTGGAGCATTGCCGGGCGACAAAGATGAAAAAATAGCACCATACTTACAACCACTTTTTGACGAACTTGAATATTACGCGAGCAAATCAGAAATTGCTACATGGAAAAATTCTCAGAAGTTGATTATCGCTCCGTTGCAATATATGCGTGGTCGCACATTCAAAAAGACATTTCTTATTCTGGACGAAGCCCAAAATGCCAGTAATCGACAATTGAAGATGATCGTTAGTCGTCTTGGATGGGGCGGCCGACTGGTAATTAACGGTGATACGACGCAATGCGATTTGCCAAAATGGCAACGCGGAGGGCTTCAATTCCTAGCTGATCGTCTTGTACGAATGGAAGACAGAGGGGTTCGGGTAGTACATTTACAAAAACGGGATATAGTTCGTCATCCATTGATCGGTGATATCCTGGAAAGAATCGAGGATATTGATGCCAACCTATGAATACGTCTGCGATAAGTGCAGCCATGGGTTTGAAATATTTCAGAGAATGGCTGATAAGGCACTGACGAAATGTCCAGAGTGTAAATGTAAAAAATTGCGTAGAGTGTTCGGCACACCGTTTTTCACAATAACAGGCGGGTCGAATATGACTGTCGGTACGCTCGCCGAAAAAAATCGCAAAAGAATTGGCGAAAGCGAAATTCAAGAGCGAGAAGCAAAGGTAGCCGCACAGGCCGAAAAAAAGGCACGTAATACGCCGCCGCCAGTCGGGGAACGAATAGAACGACCAAAAGATGCCCCGTGGTGGAGAAAAGGCACGAAAAGACCGAATACGGCTTTGAATAAACTGACTCCGCAACAAAAAAAGGATTACATTCTCAAAGGAAAAAAGTAATGCAGCATGGCGAGAAGTCTCATCGTGTCCTGATTTATATTACATCGGAGATTCAAGAAGTCTTGCCGACCGGAGAAAATCAGGGTTCACCAAAACATGCTCAGAAAAATACTCACACGATAGATGCTGAAACTCTTGAGGATGCCAAGAAAAAATTGAACGAGTTTATCGATCGTGTGCAGCATGGATAGCCAAAGATTATCAGACGGCGGCGAGATAGAAATTTCATGCTCGGCTTGTCAAATGCCATTGGCCTGTATATGGATCACTCGACCTAGTGAAACAACAAAGCTAAAGATAGCTCCAATTGTTTGTCCAAATTGCGGAGACCATAGTTTTGTCAAGGAAGTATGCGGAGGAATCCATATTGGACCATCTGAATATACTCTTCTCGTCAATACGGATTGGACTGATAAGGTTTGTATCGAAGTGATAGCGAGCGACAAAAAATATGACAGAAATAGAATCGCCAGAGGAAAATGACAGCGAAATAGGCTACACGCTCGGCGGAAAAACAGTACCGATCGATGATGTGAAAGCTTATGCGAAAAAAATTACCATGCATAGAGGCGGCGTTAAATACTTTGTGAAGCGAGATAGACACGGACAAATCTTCAATCCGTGGGGGCTTTATGCACAAGGGAGGCAGTTCGCCACTGATGGAACGCGTGGTACGGCAGAAGTATCGTTTACAAAAATTAATCAAAAAGGCTTCGAATATTATTTGAAGTTTCTTACCACGAAGAATGCATCGTGGCTTACGAATGCACAAAGGGAAATAATCAATGGCTAAAACAAAGAAAACGGCAAAAACAAGACTCACAATTGACAATAATGGAAAACTTCAGACGAAAAAAAAGGTTGGGAGACCTTCAAAAATCAGTAAATTGATGCAGGACTATGCAGATCAGATTCTTGCCTTGCATCAACAAATTGAAACTTTGCAGACCAAAATTGATGACTTGACGAAGCCTACTCCGCCTTCCGTTCCCACTCTACGTAGCACGATTATTAACAAAACCGGTAGAGGAAAAAAGGGCGTGGCTATTATGACGGAGGCAGCTAGCGAAATTGTTGATGATGCTCGCAAGGGACATAGGGGTCCAAATCCAGCACATGCCAAGCATATTGCTAAAGCTCGTCCCCATGAATAATATCAGCAAGCATATCGACCAATTCATTGCCGATTTCAAGGATATGAATACTATTTGGGTCGTCGAGTTAGACAATGGAGAATCTGTTTATCAAGACGACGAACGACCTGGAATTTCGCCCGCTAGTGCTTGGCAACGGCTGAAACAATATGTCGCCGATAATTCATTATCTATTGTTCGTATGAAATTGGTGTTCCGGTCGCATGAGGAAGAAATCGAGCCAGCCGATGGATACTTTTATTGCAAAGCGGCAGCCATCATCATGGGCAATCCTCCAATGTTTCAATTTGTCACCGGCAGACTTGTAAATGATAAGGTCGAAATTACTAATTGGAGAGTCCCCGAGCTAATTCCTGTCTACCATTCTTCACGCTCTATCGCAGATGCCGAGACTTCATTGATCGTCAATTATGGCAAAAAAACGAACCGTAGCGAGTCGGTATCAATCTAGGTATACCGATTCCTTTGTAACGCCGGCTCAATACATTACCGAGTTGGTCGCAGAAAAAAGTGCAAAACAATCGAAGATGGATTTAATGCGTGAGTTTTGGAAGTTGCCGGAGTGGCATGACTATTTTGTACAGCAAGTTCGGGTTGCCAACCAATTGTTGAAAAAGTATCCGGCCAAGGCTATTATAGCTGCTCTGAACCATTCCAAGGCCGCTCGTATCTATTCTTTGCGTGCTCCACATCTATTGCCGCTCATCGATGCTGAAGTTCGAAAGATACGGCTTCAGGAGGCCGCCTTAAAAAAGGTTGAGGCTCCTAAAGTTTCTGATGCCGCCACGAAGATTCAACCTCGTCCGACCACTGGTAACGGAGGAGGTATCTTCAAGAAGTTAAAGGGTATTGATGGCGAAAAAGAAGACTAGTTCTCACGACGATGAGAATATAAAGCTGGCAGAGCAATTAGACAAAGAAATTAATTCTGAATTCGGTGATGGAATCGTCCAATCTGCCGATGAGTTTTTGGAACATCCTCCTCAAATCATTTCGATTAGTCCGTCATTGGATATCGGGGCGAGAGGCGGTATTCCAGAAGGCTCCTGGGTCATATCATCTGGTCCGGAAAAATGCGGAAAAACTGTAACGGCATTGACGTTCGCAGCTAAATGCCAACGGCCAGAATATGGCGGTCGTTTTGTCTACTATTTTGATTTCGAACACCGATTGAAGGAAATGAACTTGCGGGGGATTAAAGGGCTGAACTTCAAGCTCTTTAAGAGGATTTCATCGGTGAAAGGAAAAATTCTGTCAGCCGAAGAGAATCTTGCACTCGTAGAACGTTGCGTTAAGACACATCCAAACTGCCTTTGCATTCTGGATTCAACTTCTGCATTATGTTCTGCCAAAGAAATGACCGACGAGAATAGTGCTACAACCCGCAATTCTGGGGCGAAACTGCTAGCTCAATTTTGTCGGAAAATGTCTGGTCCGGTCAGAGTTAATAATTGTATTATTTGGTTGATTCAACATCTGATCGCTAATACGAGCGGCTACGGTCCATCTTTAATGGAGGACGGCGGCCGGGCGGTTCAGTATGTCCGCGATACGATGTTTCGAGCTACAAAAGTCGAAGACTGGACGATCGGTAGCGGCGAGAATGTGGTTAAAATTGGGCAGAAAGTAACCTGGAGGATGATTACTTCGGCAACTGGAGGCATCCCCGGCACTCTTTGCGAGAGCTATATTCGTTATGGCGTCGGGGTAGACGACATCAAAGAAATTGTCGAGAAAGCTTCAAATCTACCTTGCATTCACAGGTCTGGCACTTGGTATACCTATCAAGGCGAGGCCGGCGAAATCAAGGTGCAAGGTATTGATAATCTACGCAAGCATTTTGAAGATAATCCTACCGATCTCAAGAAGTTGTTTGAAGATGTCTACAAAACCTACTTATTGAAAGTTCCGCCATGGCCAGAGTAGTTCAATGAAAGTTAAAGACCTTAAAGGCAAATGGCATAACTGGAATCTTTCATCCAATGTCAACAATTCCAAATCGGCCCGACCTAGATCAAGCGGACATCTGCGGGCCAGAGAACTGTTGAAGGAAATTTATCCGCTCGATCAAGTATTGGAAGAGTTGCCATTGCCAGGAACATTGTTGTTCTGTGATTTTTTTCTACCTCTTCGTCGGCTAATGATAGAAGTCCACGGCAAACAGCATTTTGAGTTTGTCGCTTATTTTCATGGGTCGGCAGAAGGATTTGTAGCCTCGAAAAAGAGAGATTCAGAAAAAACAGAGTGGGCGAGCATCAACAATCTAAAACAGGTCATTCTGCCAGACACGGAAGGTAATAATGAGTGGCGACGGCGGATCGAGTCAGCTTTCAAAACTGGAGGAAGTCCTCCGGAAGTATGAGGAAGGAATTGGGCTGCCGCCCGCTCCAGAGAATGATGAAGCCGAATTTTTCCTTTCTCTAAAAAAAGACCAGCTTAGGAAGCTTAGTGCCGAAGAATGTGGCGAGGGTGCGTATTTACTTAAACAACGTGCCTACCATATCCAACGCAGTCTGAATATTGAAACCAGTCATTTGAACTGGAGCGAATCAAAGATCAGGGAAGCAATCGCCGGAGCGGTAGGGAAATGCCCCGGTTACTCCTATGAGGAAAGGCGAGCCGTCGCGGTGACGCCCGCCAATAATCATTATGCACACAAGCTCGAATGCATCAAGGTCCAAATACAATTGAGACTTGATCGACTGAATTACCTTGCAAATCGCTTAAGTGAAATGGCAAGAGCATTAGAAGAGCTACAACAAACAAAACGAAGGCAACATGGCTAAAAAGAAAGTGGTCAAGAAAAAGACCGCAAAGAAGAGATCGACCAAATCGAAAAAATCAGTGAGTTCGGAGCTAGAGGCTCTGAAAACATTAGTGGCCGCTTTGACGGTTAAGTTGGAAGAGGCCGGAGGAAATGTCGATGAAGTCGTAGCGGCCGAAGAACCTAAAAAGCGTGGTCGTCCTAAAGGTACATCGAGCAAACCGATAACTGCTGCCGCCGAGCATACCTATATTTCTCGTCCACTCGGCGAAAAGAAAATTACTGGCCGTAAAGAAAGTATGGAAGGTCGGAAATTTACAAACAAGTTTGTTGACGATGGAAGATTGGTCGCTGGGGAGAGCATAAAAAAAAACCCTAAGATGGGCGTTCCCGAAGTGACGCCTAGACGACAAGGGGAAGGAATCAAATATTTCACAGTAGTTTGTGAAACATGTCATAGGTCGCAAGATGTGAAAGCTTCGGAATTGCCTCCCGCGATTGGCGGATCGCGGCCTTACTTCAAGTGCGATAGGTGCTGTTCTCGTCGATAAAAGATAAGGTAGGAAAAATATGGAAATGGATGAGTTGCTTGATCCGGCGGCTGAGACGGCTGTTTTGGCTGGCGTGTTCCAACATGGTGCCGATGCTTACTATGATGTAGCTGATATGATTACGGCCGACTGTTTTGGATACGAAGTCAATCAAGCTTTCTACCAGTGTTTCCGGAGTATTTTTGAGAAAGAAAAGAATCCTGAAATCGATCAACCAACCATTTTCGTCGCAGCCGAACAACTTGGTTTAACCAAAATCATTGAAAAGCCCGCTGCCAAACAAACCTTGCGAGCAATTTGCAACATGCCGGTTAAGTTGCAGAATGTTCGCAAGATGGCGGCCGAACTACGAAAGCTGAAGATTAGAAAGCAGCTTTTGGCACTTAACGATGATGTGCGAGAACAATTAATTAATGCTCCGAGGGGTTCGGCTCTGGAGCATTTGTTGGGTATCGTCGAGAATCCTATTTTCGATTTCGTCGGTACTTTGACGGCCGACCAGCAAGGCCCGCACCAAATCGCTATTGGCCTAGATGATTATCTGACCAATCTTGAAGAGAACCCAAGAGAGATTATAGGAATTTCCTCTGGATACAAGTATTACGACAAAGCGATCGGCGGCGGATTTCGCCGCAAGACCGTTAATTTGATCGGAGCCAGACCCAAGGTGGGCAAAACGCAGTTGTGCGATAATATTGGCTTACATGTTTCCAGACAGTTACAAATTCCAGTCTTAAACTTGGATACGGAAATGTCTGAGCAAGATCATTGGAATCGATTACTCGCCAATCTTACTGGAATAGAATTAGATGATATTGAGACTGGCGGCTATACCAAGCTCGCTGCTAACAAGGCTAAGATTCGAAGTGCATCAACACTTCTTAAATCAATTCCATACGATTATGCCAGTATTGCAGGACAACCTTTCGAGGAGACACTATCCTCAATCCGTCGCTGGATTAGCAAACGAGTCGGAACAGACGATAACGGGAAGACAAAAGATTGTTTGATACTTTTCGATTATCTTAAATTGATGTCATCCGAGACTATTTCAAACGCACTTCAAGAATTCCAAGTATTAGGATTCATGATGACTGCTTTGCATAATTTTGTGGTGCGATATGATGTTCCATGTCTCGCAATGCTTCAGTTGAATCGCGACGGTATTACCAAAGAATCTACTGATTCGGCTAGCGGATCAGACCGAATTATTTGGCTATGCTCTAATTTTTCGATCTTCAAGCCGAAGAGCGATGATGAACAGGCCGATGACGGAGAGGCCGGCGGAAACCGCAAATTGATTCCGATTGCTTGTCGCCACGGCCGAGGATTAGCTGATGGCGATTATATCAACATGTTGTTTGAAGGAAATTTTGCCAGAGTGAAAGAACTTGGTTTACGGAGTCAAATGAGGAAGCATGACCCCAAAACCGGATTTGAGATCGAAGACGACGGCAGCGATATCCCGTTTGAATAATGCTCGCTTGAAAATTATCACTGAATTAGCTGCTGTTAGAATTGAAGAATTGCTCGACGAACTCTCTATAACTCACTTCCCCGGTCCAAAATACCTACGCGGCCCGTGTGCTGTTCACGGCGGAGATAATCCGAGTGCATGGAATATATTTCCAGTAGGTGAGCATGTGTGCTGTAGGTGGCGTTGTTATACGCAAGGCTGTCATAACAAATACGGTTCTCACTTGTTCGGATTTATTCAAGGAATCTCTCAAGGTCGAGACAACAAGAAGATTAATTTTTGGCAAGCCGTAGATTTCGTTTGTAAATTTTTGGGAAAGGAATTCAATAAGATCGAAGTTGACGAGCGGGAACTGTCGCTAGCTTCGTTCGTTAGTACGATCAACTTAACCAATCGGGAGACAACGAGTACGGAAAGCGGAATTGGCCGGGAACAGGTACGGGAAATGCTTAGAATTCCGGCTCAATACTACATCAACCGTGATTATAACGCCACGATTCTCGATCGCTATGATGTCGGATGCTGTCTAACACAAGGCAAGCAAATGAGCAATCGTGTCGTGGTGCCGGTCTATGATGAAGAGTATCAAAAAATGGTTGGATGCACCGGGCGTTCGCTATTCCCAAGATGTGATAAGTGTAGACTTTTCCATTCTCCAACCTTTCATTGCCCGACCAACAAACAAGAATCCAAGATGGCCATCAAATGGATTCATAGCGAAGGATTTCATGCGGCCAATTATCTTTACAATTTTTGGTTTGCTAAGAAATATATCAAGGAATACGGGATTGCTATTTTGGTCGAGGGGCCGGGCGATGTATGGCGGCTGGAGGAGGCAGAAATTCCCTATTCTGTCGCCATGTTTGGTTGCCATTTGAATGACGAACAGGCAATCCTCCTTGAGCGTGCCGGAGCATTTCACATTATCGCCCTACTCGACAACGATGAAGCCGGTCAATATGGAATCAAAAGGCTCCGAGAAACCGTAGGACATGTTCAACGTCTCTATGTGCCTAAATTTGAAGGGCATGATATTGGAGATATGACCGCAGAACAAATTTCATTTCAAATCAAACCAATCATCGATAAAATTCTTGGGAGTTAATGCAATATCCAGACGATTTCATCGACAAGATTATTTGTGCTGACCAGCAAAGTATCTTGCCGTTGATTCCCGATAATTCCGTCGCTATGACATTGACGGATATCCCATATGCCGAAGTTACTCGCCCGTCAAATGGGCTGCGTAAGTTGGATAAAGGGGCGGCAGACATTCTTACCTTTCCCCTAGAACCGTTCGTTGAGCAACTGGTTCGTATCACGGCCGGCAGTATCTACATTTTTTGCTCGACGGAACAATGTAGTTCATTACGCTCGCTTTTAATTAAGCACGGTCTAAGCACAAGGCTTTGTTTGTGGGAAAAGACCAACCCTAGCCCTATGAATGGTCAGTATATTTGGCTTTCTTCAATAGAATGTTGTGTTTTCGGAAAGAAATCCAAGGCAACCTTCAACGAACATTGTAAGAGCGTCGTATGGAGATTTCCATGTGGCCGTTCTAAAGTGCATCCTACTGAAAAACCTCTAAAGCTATTCGAATACTTAGTCGGTGTTAGTTCCAATCCAGGTGATATTATCTTAGACCCCTGTATCGGTAGCGGAACTACGGCTGTCGCTGCGAAAAGCTTAGGTAGGAAATGTATAGGAATCGAGATGTCGCCAGAATATCACAAAATGGCGATCCAAAGAATGAATGACCATAAAACAACTGTAAATAAGAATAAATGACAAGAATTTTAGCATTCGCCGGAAAGAAACAGTCCGGCAAAACCAGTGCAATGAATGCATTGGTCGGGACAGCAATGATTAACATTATGCTCCCTGATGGTTTCCCGCTAATCCCCTACTTTAAGATAGACAACAAAGGCAGAATGGTTATCAAAGCTTTTGATGTACCTAACGAAAAGTATGATCCAGACAAAGGCGAGTGGGTGCCATGCGACCCCTCAGAGGCGGAAGCGAACTTTGATCCGCAAGCACGCAATCCTGATGTTTGGCAATATATGGCCGAAAATGTTTGGGAACATGTTAAAATCTACAATTTCGCCGATCCTCTCAAAGAGATTGCAACCAGCGTATTGGGATTGAAGCCGGAACAGGTTTACGGCACTAATGAGCAAAAAAACGAATTGACCGACTGTCTTTGGAATCATCTTCCGATCCCTCGTGAGTTTGCACAACAGCAGAAAAAAATCAACGATTGGTCGAAGCGAACTGGAGCAATGTCCGCCCGAGAAGTTATGCAATATCTCGGAACGGATATGATGCGTAAATTGAAAGATTCTTGTTGGGTCGATGCAACTATCAACCGCATTAACATGGAAGGCTCTGCATTGGCTTTAATTGGAGATTGTAGATTTCCAAATGAAGTTGAGGGGATACAAGCTGCCGGCGGTAAAGTGATTAAATTCACTCGTAACATACATCCGGAAGACAATCATCCTAGTGAAATAGCTTTGGATGAAGGTAGGTTCGATCAGTCAAAATTCGATGCCATTATCGACAATTCGAAGATGACTCTGGACGAACAACATGTAGCAGTTATTCAACAACTCACAGAATGGGATTATCTGCCTACGACACAGGCAGCCTAACCAATGATCATAACTTATTTCCGCTCATCCAGCTATGTGAATTTGGATTTTTGCGAACAGCAATATTATCTGACTTATGTACTTGGAATGCGGTCTCCAGCGGGTAAACGAGCCGTTATAGGAACGATCGTTCATAAAGTCATGGAATGCTTGGCTGGTGCTAAGTTATGTAAACAGAGCGGGCGAGAATGGTTTCAAGACGATGCATTGGGCAAACTTTTCGTAGTCGATTGCTCTCCCAATCTGTTGGCTGAAAGAGCCTATGCTTGGTATACGACTTCAGAACCACATTTAGAATGGAAAGCCGCCGACCTGAAGGAATGTAAGCAACTATCAGCATCAGCACTGACTGATTTTGGCGGCCGGTTCGATCCTCGTAAAAGAAGAATTATCGATCCAGAGCGACATTTTGACTTCCTATTGCCATATGATTGGGCAAAGTATTCATACGATACTCCTAATGGTAAAATAGAAGGCCAATTAGGTCTAAAAGGGACGATCGATCTCATTACCGAGTACCGTCCCGGAGTCATTGAGATTATTGACTGGAAAACCGGAATGCGTAAGGATTGGGCGACCGGCAAAGAGAAAGATTTTGAAAAGCTGTCCAACGATCCACAGCTACGTATCTATCACTATGCCGCCTCTAAGCTATATCCTCAAGCCAAGCAAATTATCATTACGATCTATTGGGTTAGAGATGGCGGACCATTTACGATTTGCTTTCACCAACAAGATTTAGCCGTTACAGAAAGATTATTGAAAAACCGGTTTAAGCGAGTCCGTGAAATTATTCGTCCTAAATTGAACAAGAGTTGGAAATGTACGAGAATTTGCCATTTTGGGAAGACTCTTTGGCCTAACTCAGAAAAGACAATTTGTCAACACATCCATGATGAAACCATGGAGAAAGGAATGAAATATGTGGATGCTCACTTCACTCGGCCGGGCCATACGGTGGCTCACTACGAAAGTCCGGGTTAAGCGTACTCAGATTCGTAGCCGCGACGGAGTTTTACATTTTCAGCGTTGGAGAATTTTGGAAACTCGGTGGGGCAACCTGTATCTGCATAATGTTTGCATGAGCGACCTTGATGGTGCTCCTCATGACCATCCATGGGATTTCAAATCATTCATTTTCAAGGGGCGGGCTGTTGAGAATGTGGTAGAGTTGGATAAGCGAGTGGGCGATGAATTTTGGACTGACGCTTTTGTACGAATGCCATTTCAATGCTATGCTCGCAAAGCTGAAACCTTTCATCAATTGACCGTAGTGGAGCCGCTTTGGACAATAGTTTGGACCGGGCCGAGACGACGTGATTGGGGTTATCTTGTCGAGAATGATCTATGGCTACAACACGACGAATATCGTAAATGCCATACAGCGTTGAAGGCCGCCCAAATCGGGTCTATAACCTAATAAGCATTGAACTTTTTAGTCAAAGGATTGAAAAAATGATTGAGATTAAAGGCGACTATTGGAAAATCGCACACAATTATCGGGTATTGGTTTGCACCACGAATCAAATGACAGATTCGAATGGAAATCTTGTGATGGGAGCCGGTATCGCCAAAGGTTTCAAGGAACGGTTCGATTTTCTGCCAGCGGAGTGGGGTAAACGAATTCGGGAGAAAGTCACCGGCCTTCCTCATGCTCCGGTCTTCGTTTCTAGGAACCGTAAAGTTGCGACATATAACCAATGGCTTGTTTCGCTACCAACAAAACTAGACTGGCGAAATGCTTCTCCCATTGATTTGGTTGAGAAAAGTTGTCGCCAATTGCATTACATTACGGGAGTCATGAATTGGGAAACCGTGTTAATGACTCGGCCGGGCTGCGGACTTGGCGGCCTTAAATGGGATGATGTTAAGAAAACAATCAGCTTCCTCGATGATCGGTTTACGGTTATCGATCTGGCTGCATAGGTGAAAAAATAATATCAAGTGACATTTGTTGCCGGCTAGAACTGGTAACAATGTCGCCTGATAATTTCTTCGAAGAGTTTGTATGTAAGTTTTTGAATAAAGAACTTACCAAAGAAGCCTATTTGGAAATCGAAGCATATTACTTCGCAAGAAATCCTAATCAGGCGGCAATCAAGTATCTGCGACGGCGACTAGATAATAGATCGATTCCAGAATTCGCAGAACAGCTTTTAGCTCACACGAAAAAAGAACGGTTTTTAATAAACCTGTTCAAAAAGGAAATGGCCGTGCGTGGTACGGTCGTTGAAATCAAGGATAATGGGGTAGACAATCTAGGCGGCTTTATCGGAAGCCAGGATAGTAGGATTCCTGAACCCGATTTCTTGGTGAGTCTTTCAGGCGGTCCATTCGAACCGTATGAAGTCAAGAACTCGCCCTCTGCCGTAAAGTGTACCTTCAAGGTCATCAACCTTAAAGAGTACCTAGCGAAGAATGCTCGTATTCTTCTATTTTATGGTACTGGCCGTCTTGAGAACGATCCATCTAAGATCGATCGTAAAAACACTCGTTGGACAATTATACAAACGGACATGATCGCCTCCCTTCTTAAACTGCCGGTTCATCAATATTGGGAAATAGGTGGGAAAAAAGGGGTACAGATATTGAAAAATGATTTTGACAGATTTTTTACATCTAACCAACTGAAGAGTCTATGACGAGACCAATCCGTCCCGATGAAATTCCCGATATCAAACAAAAAATTACTCCTCCGGAAGTATTCGAGGCATTTAACGAGCTAATTGTCAAAAATTTTAACTACGATGTGTCGAGCTTTAGAAAAATTGATGTCGTTCAACTAATAGCGGACAAGATGAAAATAAGTACGAGAAATGTACAACAAACATGGTTACATGTAGAAGACATGTATCGAAATGCTGGATGGCTCGTAGAACTGGAAACCCCGGAATTTACCGAGAGTTTTCCAGCATATTTTATCTTCAAGAAGCGAAAACAAGATCAATGAGAAATGCAATCATTGGCGGAGCCTTCGATCCCGTCACGACCGGCCACACGGCAATTTCCAAGCCTATTTCTTGGATTATGGATCGTGTGGTTTTCATGCCTAGCAAATCACATGCTGACAAAACCATGACCGCCGCGAGTCATCGTTTGGCCATGCTGGATATTGCAACCGTGCAACTTGAATCAAATGTGTTCGTAGAATCCTTTGAATTGGACAATGATTTTGGTTGTCAGACATACGATGTTATGAATGCCATGAAAAAGCATTATCTTGGGGACGAACTATTTTTTGTTATGGGACAAGACGCCGCCGATAAAGTTCTATGGGAATGGCACAATGGTCGAAAGTTTATCGACGAAACTCGTTGCATAGTCATACCTCGTACCGGTTATTCGAGCGAAATCCCTGAAAAGGAACAATGGTATCGGATGCACGATCATACCTTCCTTGAAGATGTCGTATTAAGCCCTATAAGTTCGACCGCCGTTCGCCAACTACTCAAAAAAAGAGATGGTCGAGCTGCCGAGTTTTTGCATCCAGAAGTCTACGAGTATATTGTGAGAAATGAACTCTATTTATGAGCAAATGGTTTCCGCTTCATAGTCATACCCATTACAGTCTTTTGGATGGGTTGAGTCGGCCGAAAGATATCGCCGCGAGAATAGAAAAAGAAGGTTTCGCCGGCTGTGCAATCACTGACCATGGAAATGTGGCTGGTTGCATTCAATTCATGAAGGCGATGCAAAAAAAGAAATTAAAACCTATCTTGGGTTGCGAGTTCTATCTTTGTGCCGATTCGCCGACCGTTAAATCTGCTGAGAACAGGAAGCTATCTCATCTAGTCGTACTCGCTAAGAATCTCGATGGCTGGAAACAGCTTCTAGCCGCTACATCAGCTTCCAATCGAACAGATTATGTTTATTATCGTCCCAGGCTAAATCTGGAATCGTTAGCGGAATTCTGTAACGGCAACCTTATGTCTTTTTCCGGGCATATGGGAAGCGACATGGCTGACATTTTCTTTCTGGAACCTAAATTAGCCTATCGAGCTAAAACATTTGATGAGTGCAAACTTCTAGTCGATCCGGACTGGAAAGACAAAGCGATCAGATTGGCAAATTTCTACCAAGATGTTTTTGGGAAAGGAAATTTCTATCTGGAAGTGCAGTTGATTGATGTGAATAACCTACCAGCACAAGATTTGGTTACTCGCGGGCTGCGTTGGATTAGCCGGCAAACCGGAATTCCGTGCGTGGCGACCGCTGATAGCCATTATGTCAACAAGGCAGATGCGGCCGATCAACGTGTTTTGCTCTGTTCGGCTCTTCAGACGACTCTCAGCTCCGTCAATATGAAGCTGGCGAACGAGGAAGATGTCGGGCTAGGTGCGTTTTTTAAGAGCAACAACTACCATATTCCATCATATGCCGACATGATTGCGGTCGGTCACACGGAAGAGGAATTGGAAAACGCATGTAACATCGCGGCCCAATGCGAAGATTATAAACTGATCAGTCAACCGATCTTGCCTAAGTTTGAATGTCCGAATGGTATGTCGGCCGATGAATATCTCAGGCAACTATGTAGAGATGGTTGGAAATCAAAACTGAAGTTGCAACCTGATCAAGTCAATATCTATGCCGACAGAATCAAGCAAGAGCTAGGTATATTTCAGGAGGCGGGTCTCGCCGGCTACTTTCTTGTCGTGCAAGATTACATGAATTGGTGCCGGAACCAAGGCTGGTTGACGGGTCCGGGTCGCGGATCGGGAGCGGGTTGTTTAGTATCCTATCTGATCGGAATAACATCGATCGACCCAATTGAACATCAACTATTCTTTGAGCGATTCTACAACGCCGGCCGTAATACTGCTGATCGTGTATCTTTACCGGATATCGATTGCGATTTTCCTGTCTCCAAAAGGCCAGCCGTGATCGAATATATCCGGGAGAAGTATGGTCGCGAATATGTCTCTCAAATGGTGACAATTAGCCGAATGCAAGGTCGTGGAGCATTGAAAGATGTTTTACGGGTACACGATGCTTGCAGCTATGACGAAATGAATCGCATGACGGAATTTATTCCGGATGAAGCGGAAATCTCCGATCAACTTCAGGCTATTCGGGAAGCAAATGACGGCGAAGCTAGCATTATCCGTTGGGCATTAGAACACAATTCCGAACAACTGAAAGAATGGGCTGCACTTAACGACAAAGGGGAAGTTGTTGGGCAGATGGGGCCATACTTCGCTCAAGCGATCAGGCTAGAAGGCGTCAAACGTAGCCAAGGCAAACATGCCTCCGGTATTGTGATTTCCGCCGTTCCGTTATCGGAAGTCTGTCCGATGATTGCTGATAAGAGTTCAAACGATCTGGTCGCCGGAATGGAAATGAACGATCTGGAACTACTTGGGCATGTAAAATTCGATATTCTAGGCGTCTCGGTGCTCGACAAACTAATGGGCGTGAGCAGCCTATTACAAACAGGAAAATTTGAATGAACTATAGAACATATATCGTCTTCGATTTTGAGACCGGTGATAAAGATGTTTCAAAATTCGAAAATGATATGGGGTGTGAACCGGTTCAAATTGCGGCACTCGCTATCAATCCCAGAAATCTAACAATGGGAGCACATTTTGAATCGTTAATGCGACCGCTCCAACCGGAACTACTCCAAGATGAGGCTCTCGCAATAAATCACAAGACCAGAGAACAATTGGCCGCCGCTCCTCATCCGGAAGTCGTCTGGGGGGATTTTGCCACCTTCATCCAGCGATTTAACAGGAAGCCAGGAGATAATTTTCATGCTCCGGTAGCTTGTGGATATAACATTCGCGGATTCGATATGAGAATCGTAGAAAAGTTGTGTCAGAAATACGGGCCGGTCGATGCACGCTCGAACAAACAGGGTCTATTTAGCAACTTTATGTGTGTTGATCTGATGGATGATATTTTTCGTTTCACAGAAAATACAACGAAGCTGCCAAATATGCGATTGGACACCGTTCGCGATTGGATGGGAATGTCAAAAGAAAATGCCCACGATGCTCTGCAAGATGTGAGGGATACGGCCGCTATTATGATCAGATTCATGAAATTCTATCGAAATCTGTTTCTTAAAACTAATTTCGAAGGATGTTTTGCCAGTGCATCACACTAGTTTTCCATGCGGTTGCGAGTTTGAAATTATTGGATTTCAACCCGATGGAACGCCTCTCGTCAAATTCGACATGCATAGAATCCGTCATGACTGCGAAGCAACATGGGATTTGATATGTGCCGGATTTACAAAAGGGCTTTGGCAGATTGAATCAAATCTTGGCAAACATTGGACAAAAGAAATCAAGCCGAGAAGCCTCGATCATTTGTCGGCTGTGATTGCATTGGTTCGTCCCGGCTGTCTTAAAGCAATGATGAATGGTAAAAGTCTCACCAAACATTTTTCAGATCGAAAAAACGGGTTGGAAGAGATAACCTATTTACATCCTGTCCTCGAACCAATCCTCAAGAATACATTTGGTATCTTGACTTATCAGGAACAGGCAATGGCAATAGTCGTTGCTACGGCTAAGTTTACTTTAATGGAGGCCGATCAACTTCGAAAGGCTGCCGGTAAGAAATTAGCGGAAGAAATGGCTAAAGTCAAAACAATGTATTTGGAGAAAGCAAAGACGGCCGGCGTTGTCGATGAAAAGACAGCCGGCGAAATATTTGACTGGATTGAAAAATCTCAAAGGTATAGCTTCAATCGTAGCCATTCCATTTGCTATGCCGAGCTGGGCTATTGGTCGGCATATGCTAAACTTCACTTTCCACAACAATTTTACGCAAGTTGGCTTAATGGTGCCAAAGACAAAATTGATCCATATGAGGAAGTCAGTGATTTAGTTTCCGATGCCAAAGTTCGAGATGTCCCAATATTCCCTCCGGATTTCAAGACGACTGAGATTACTTTCCATTTGCACGAAAATGGCGTGCGATTTGGAATAGGAAATATAAAGAATGTAGGCGGAGCAGCCGTAACTAAAATTATCGATGGTATCGAAAATGTAATGAAGCCTCGGTGCGGCGAACCAGAAACCTGGACATGGTACGATTTCCTAACAGAGTTCTCCAATCATGTCACATCAACTGTGATTAAAAATCTTATTTTGGCCGGCGGTTTGAGTTCCTTCCGTTATCCCAGAACGGCAATGTTATTCGAGTTTGATAAGTGGCAGGATTTAACCGAGAAAGAACAGCTCTGGATTCAGAATCAGAGACCAAAGTTTAGCACTTTACGGGATGCATTAGAATCCTGCCAAAAACCGAAAAAAGAAGGCGGCGGGTGTGCCAACAAGAATAGGTCGGCAAAGCTTGCTGATCTGATCCTATCTATGGATACTCCGCCGTATGCTCTTGAAGATAGGCCGGATAAAGTGGCTTCCGACGAAGAGCAATTGCTAGGGGCGTCATTGACTTTTTCTCAGATTGATGCATGTGACACTCGACGAGCGACATGTACATGTCGGGAGTTTGTAGAAGGAAAAGATGGTTATTTGGTGCTTGGTGTTGAAATTGCTAGGATGCGAGTCTATCATACTAAGTCCGGCAAAGAACCCGGCCGCCCGATGGGCTTTCTGATAGTCAAAGACGCGACGGCATCAATCGATAACTGCGTCGTCTTTCCCGATACCTACGCCGAGTTTGAATCAAACTTGGTTGAAGGTAATACGGTTCTTATTCAAGTCGAACGGGATAAAACCCGAGATTCGCTTGTCATTAAAAAAGTCTGGCCGGCAGTCTAGGGGTTTATCATCGAAGATTTTCAATTAGTCCGCGATTTGCTCCACGAAAATGGTTATTCTGTGACTATTGAGCAACGATCTGGCGGCATTGTCGCATCTTTCCCTCGTAAGAGGATAGGCGACCAAGTGAATGAATGTGAGCGAAGTTATCGCATTCAGCAGACCAAGAAATCTGGCGTATTTATTAAGGAACCAGTAGGCGAAGCCTTTATTGAGATTCCTTTGTACGCCGCTCGTATAGCAGTTTGGGCGGATATTTTTTATTGTCTACAAGAATTGAAATACGACTTAAGATTTTTGCGGCTGATCAAACAGGATGGCTCGGACATTTCCGAGAGTTATGATTTTTTTAGTTTGTTACCTAAATTGCGGAGGAAGGCAGAACGAGACCTTGAATCAAGCCTAACAGAACTTTTTATCGAAGCCTATACGGCTAATTTCAACCCGTTTTATCAAGAGCTTGCCGACAAGCAACAGGTTGGAGAAGGTTATAAACATCTAGCATCTTTTTTTAGTAGGAACGTTAATGAACGTTAATGAAGTGTATCTTGGCGGCAATTTTGTCCGCGATCCCGAACTCCGAGAACTTCCGTCTTCGTCTTGCGTGGTTAATTTTACCATTGCTAACGATCAATATTTCACCACAGCTAAGGGTGAAAAGAAAAAAGACACCACATTCATCGATTGTGAGGCTTGGGATACTGGAGCTGAAACAATTGCCAAGCATTTCAAGAAGGGTAGCAAAATTCTTGTCCGTGGCCGCCTGAAAATGGACTCTTGGACCGACAAGACGACTGGCGACAAACGATCAAAACTGAAACTCCGTGTGGAACGCTTTTGGTTTGTCGAGAGCAACCGCACCCCCGAGGATGTTTCGGCCGACGAGCCTGCCGCCGACGAACCGGTTGCGGTCGCTGCGGCTGCTAGTTCTGGCGACGATATCCCGTTCTAACACACAATGCCTGATAAAACTCTGAGCGAGTCTGAAGACCGTCTTGTCCGACAACACCTCGGCTTGGCGGTCTTTCAGGCCCGCTCATTTTCAAATACGGGTGTTACGGATACAGACGATTACATTCAAGATGCCGCAATTGGTTTACTGAAAGCAATCCGCACTTACGATCCGAAACGCGGCTCTTTTGCTACTTACGCCCGTAGTATTATGCACAACGAAATTATGAGCGATATTCGGAAGTTTGATCGTAATGCTGAGTCTCTCAACGTAGATGTCGCGGCCTCGTCGCCTCAATCAAAGTTGACGGAATTTCTGCCAAATCTCGATCCTTACGAGTATGCCACGGTATGTATGCGAAGCCTCGGTTTTACAAATCGAGAAATCGCTAATACGCTGGAATTTTCTAAGGAATGGATTCGGCGACTTTTTCGATCGGCGGTCCAGAAAATAAGAGACGCTAATAAGTGAACAGAAAGAAACGAATTTTGATGGTGGGAGAATCTTCCCATCTGAGCACGGGTTATGGAGTCTATGCACGAAATGTATTGTCACGACTTCATGCGACCGGCAAATATGATATAGCAGAATTGGCCTGCTATGCTCATTTTTCGATGCCTGAACTTCAAAATGTTCCTTGGCGAGTCTATGGCAATTTGCCAAGCGGAAACGATAAAGCTGAAATTGATCGATACAATCCGGATGCTTATCC